GTCAATTGTAGTCAGTCGTGCTAGCTCGTCGGTCCCATCTCCCCCGAGCTCGGATTGATCCTGCGCTTCCTCGATGCGCCAGTGATGGATGGTCACGTCTGAAACTGTATGGCGTCCCGGTGTAGCCTCGATCTGCTCTGCGATCCACACTAGGACGCCCTGCGCACCCGATCGAGTCTCAGCCACTGCCGTCAGCGTAACACGCTCTGTGATCACCGCTGGTGTGCCCCTCAAGAGCATCTGTCGCTGAGTGCTTATGCCCTGATAGACGACATAGGGCAGCGATGAGCCCACTGGAGCATTCTCCGGTGAGATGCCGCCGGGTATAGTCGTGCCGTAGTCGGTGCGCCCGACGAGGTAAGTGCGCAGGAGTTTGCCTAGGGCACTCATACATCACCACCAGTCTCAGGTGCAAGCTTGCCCTTGGAGATTAGGTCGTCAATAACAATTTGAAAATAGCTGGCCGTGATCGTTGAAACTTGACTCTTATTGCCATCGAGAGCAGGCCTCAAAAATGGCTTGGGCGCTACTCGGACAGTCTTGCCAGTGCCCCATATTTTGGCGTTAAATCCTAGCTCTACTAGGTGCGCGTACTTGACCGGATTGGCAGTAACTGTGACGTTGCGCTGAGCAGGGTAGGCCTTGCGTGGCTTATAGTAGGCAATAAATACCTCAGACTCAGACTTTCTCTTTGGACCTACGATTGCAGTTACAATGCCCATACGAGTAGTCGTCACCTTTACGCCAATGCTCTTTTTGAGCGTTTGAGATGCACCATACATGCGCACCGTGCGATTGCCGACCTTGACCGTCTCTTTTCTGCTTGGTGCTTTGGCTCGAGCAAGCCTAGCGATCTGGCCAGCGATCTTACGTGCCGCACGCCTGCATGCCGTACGCATAGCTACTGGGAACTTGGCTAGCCGATCCATAAGCTCGCGCAATCCCTTAACCTCAAAATTATCTTTAATGGCGAATGGCATCACGCACCTCCAGTTGTGGTGGTGGTCGTCGTAGGTGCTGCCGTGGTTGTCGTGCTGGTCGTGGTCGTCGTGGTCGCTGGCGCATCTGACTCGACCTGCACAGCCGTGATCTTGAGGTGTTTATTTACACCATCAACGGTGCTTAATCCGACGATGTTGAGCGTGATCGCTCCGTAGATCATGCGGTGAGTCGGTAGCACATCAGTGCGATATCGCATTGTGATCGTGTAGGTCGTGACTGATGACTGCATGAGAGCGCTCTGCGGCTCGCTGCCTGGAGTCGATATAACGCTGGCCCACACTGTCGCGTAGGTAGACCATGTGCGAATTGCCTGCCCGTAGTCATCGAGCGCATCGGTCGCAGCCTGCAAGGATACGCGACGACGCATGTCTCCTACTACGGTGGCGGCGGGCATCAGCTATACCCTCCATCGGAGTAGAGCCTGAGCACGGAATCGACGGCCAAGGGCACCTCAGATCCAAACGATCCGACTGCCTCGCGGTGCTCGTACCAATGCGCGACGAGCATCATGATTGCGAGGCGCAGGAGCTCCGGTATGCCCGTACTGGCTGAACCATAACCTGCGATCCAGTCGATCTCGATTGCGCCGCGCTGGAGCGGGTAGGTGACCGGCCAAATGCCGCTCGGTGGCAGCACGAGCAGCGGCGGGTTATTGTCCAGCAAAACTTCAAAATCACCAGCGGCATACGTCATTGTCTGCTGATTACCATCACCGTCGTAGTATCGGATCCGCGGTGTGATGTATGCGATGCCGGTCACGAGATTAGCCGCAGCCTCGATCGCAGGCGACCTTGGTAGCTCGATGTCGTAGGGCCAATTGTCCATGGTGAGTCGGTATGCGGTATAGATCAGGGTGCGGCTGGTGTACCGCTCCACCATCTCACGTGCTGCGCTGATCATCGCAGTGATGAGCGCATCATCGTCGCTCAAATCCACGCGCAAATGCAGCTTCGCCTCAGCCAGTGTTACTGGCTCGGACGTACCACGCGCGAGGATCTTGATGTTCATCGTTTCTCCACGTTTTTACGACGCTTATTGTCCGCAATGTCTAAAGGTGGTGGAGCCAGTGCTGCTGGCTCCTGATAGGGCTCGGCGAGCCCAGCGCTTACGAGGCGCTGGGCGTCATCGCCGAGAATATCCACAACCTCACCGGGCATGTAGCTCACGAGAGTGCCGACACAATGGATCATTATTTTCAGTCTCATGAGTCTACCCCACATGATTACGACGCTGGCTGAGTGATACGGACGATCGCGGCGCTCTGAGCCACTTTGGAGTCAGAGCGGCGCACTGCCATAAAGCCGGTCTGATAGGCATCAGCATAGCGCTCGTTCATGCGGATGATTTCAATATCGCCCGCATCACGGATGTAAAACTTGCTGAAATCGCCGAACAGAACAGTTTTGGCATTGGCAGCGATTGAGCTGGCCATCGCGTTGTTGACGATCACCGGATAGCCCAAGAGCCGCGGTGCGTTGCCGTTAAGCAAGTCGAGGAACAGTGGGCGGCTCTGTGAGTCGGCCAGTTGAAGAATGGTAGACCAGATCGACTGGTGCATCATCCATGCGCCATTCTGCTGGTATCCAAAATCGAGGGCATTGCGGCATGCCATGATATTGGCCAGCGTAATGGTGGTTGTGGTCGCGCCAGCAACACCAGCGCTGGAGCCGGTGACTACGCCCTGAGGAGCAGTCGTGCCGTTACCAGTTGCGTGGTCCGTGGCTTCTTTGCGACCGAGACGCTCGCCGAGAAGGCCAGCAACTTCGGTCGCAAGATCCAAACCGGAGTCACGTAGGAGCTCATTGCTGAGCAGTACCAGCGACTCGGTGCGGTATGCGCCGAGGATGATCTGACCAAATGTCATGTCAGTAGCGGATGGTGCGGTGTTTTCCGCGCCGATCGCACCGGGGTTGCCAGTGTCGTCAATCGTGGGGAATGGCAGGCTGTTACCCGACTCGGTGCGGATGACGCGAGCGACATCGCGCAGCGGGTTGAAATAAACGATCTTCTTTTCCAATTCCGCAAGAAAGCCCTGCGGGATGGTGTAACCACCGGCACTGGAGCTGGTCGAGTTGGCGCGAGTCAGCACGATGCGGTTGGAGCCCAGGTTGAGGCCTGAGCGCTGAGCTGCTGAGCGGTGCTCAGGGCGTGCATCGTTGCCAAGGAACCAGCCGCAAAGAGCTGTTTCACGGTCCCGATTGGCGCGCTTGTCGTCGAGGTCGCGGGTGAACATTGGCACGCCCACTGGTGCTGGTCGTGTGCGGCGTGAGCTTGCGCTCAGCACATCGCTGAGACGTGCGCGAGCTGCCTGCTGCTGAGCTGCTGGATCTGCTGCTGGCGCTTCTGCTGGTGCCTCTTCGCCAGAGACCTCCTCAGCCATTGCTAGCTCGATAGCCGCGATGCGAGCATCGTGGTCTGCGATGAGAGCAACGATCTCATCGACCTTTGCGGTCTCTTCTGGTGTCCACTCACGGGTCGCTGCCGACTCGTGGTAGCTCTTGGCCTGCTCAACTAGACGTGCTCGCTCTGCGAGCAGGTCGCGACGTGATACGCTCATACAATCCTCCCTGCGCAGCCGAGCTGCGACATTAGCAATTTTCGGCCTCGTAAATGTACGCTCAGCCGTAGTTGGCTAGCGCTCCACTGATCACGCGACCGTATCGCGACCGTGGTGTCCGGATATGCGGGGATGGTGACGACGGAGACCTCGATGAGCTCGACATCTGTCACTGTCCGCACTCGCACTGTTTCCTCGATTGTCCACTCGTCAGCTCGCACAATGAAGCCAAACGACATTTGGTTGACATCGCCGCGCTGAATGAGTTCTAGCAGATCCTTGGCATAGCTTGTGTCTGGCGGGTAGATCTCGACGCCAAGGCCATTTTTGTCAGTGCTCAGTTTGAGCGTGCCCGCACTGCGACGACCTAGCACAAGCGATGAGTCGTGATTGATCAGAGCCCGCACATCCGCGGACTTATCCTCGAGCGTGCGAGTAAATGCCGCAGGGCTGATGCGCTCGCGGAACCCGCCCAGATCCTCGCTGAGCGGCCCGTACACGCTTGCATAGCCCATCAGTCGGCCAGCATCAGATGAGACGGTAGAGAGCAGTCTACGCTCCATTGTCGTCCTCCCTATCCATCTGTCCAGCGACTTTGTTAGCCCATGTTCGCCCGGCATCTCCGCCCCATAGCGCCCAGGCAATGCGGCCAGCGCTCGGGAATCCGTCTTGACCGGGCGACCATCCCTCGCCCTTTGAATCAACGGCATGGCGGGCAAAATAACTCACCATCCGCCCGATTGTGTCGGGGCTGATGTTGCTGCCATTGCTGAGGTCTCTTGCACGAGCAACGCCTACCTCAGTGCCACCGCGGCCATATTCGGCGCGCCACGCTAGACCTCGAGCAGCCTCTTCACGCACTCCAGCAGGCGGCGAGAAATCAATATTGTCGTATTTTGCTCGACGCTCAGTGGGCATCGATCGCTCAGTCTCTGTTTTGCGCAATGGTAGGATCGGTCGCCACTTGATGCGCCAGCCATGCCTACCACCTGGGCGGCTTGGTGGCACTAGCTCACGCTCACGCTCGATGCCACACACACGGCAGCGATTGGTCGAGCCATGCTCACAGCTCGGGATCTGGTGTTCAGTCATCGCCAGTGCCAGAGCGATGACGGCATCGCTGGCATATGCCTCGAGGTCGTTGGTCTCTGCTGGTGCCGGTGGTGCTGCTGGCAGCGCTGTAGGATCGACGACGACTGGCGCCACAGTAGGATCAGCAGGCGGTGCCTGAGCTCCGCCCATTGACGATACGGGCTGCATGTTGAGAGGCTGAAGGAACACATCTCCACCCTCGATAGGGTCGAGCTGCTCGAGCGCTCGGATCTCGTTGACGCTGAGCCAGCCCCAGTTGCGGCCAATGGCGTAGGCGCTGTATCTCGCTGCGAGGTCAGTACGCAGCAGCCCCTCGACGCGATGCTCGACGTAGTAGCTGCTGCTGATCGGCAGGAGCAGTTTATTTCTGACCTCTTGCTCGATGCGGACTAGCCAAGGGCGCAGCGTCTCGCTCAAGAACGCTTGGTTTTCCTGCTCGAGCGAGCTGTAGGTCGATCCGCCAGTTGCCCGCAGTTTGGATACGGGGATATTAAACCACCTAGCGATCTCCTCGAGCTGGAAACGTCGAGTCTCGAGGAACTGCGCATCGTCAGGCGGGATGGCGGTCGTGGTCCATTTCATGCCCTCCTCGAGGATTGCGACCCTCGAGGCATTGTCGATGCCGGAGTGCAATCGTTCCCAGTCGCCGCGCAGGCGACCGCGGGCATCGTCGCTGAGCCTGCCGGGATGCTCAAGCACGCCAGACGGGCGAGCGCCACGACCGAAAAAAGATGATCCAAACGACTCAGCAGCGATACCGAGACCGATCGAGTCTCGAGCCAATGCGACAACGCTGGCACCGACGTAGCCATCGCCGCCTGGGCCACGCAGATGCAGTACGTCAGATGCGGGTATGTAGGTCGGGCGAGAGAAATCGTCGCGATAAATATATTGCAGGTCGCCGTTTTCGGATCGCCCGACTTTCATATTCTCCGCCCGCAGCAGCCAGAGGCGCGTTGGGCGGCCGATTGTGTCTCGCTCGATCTCACAGTAGCCATTGCCCCACGTCAGAGCCTGCGCGAGCCATTGCTCGCGCAGTTGCATCGAGGTCATCTCCTCGTTGGGGGCAAAGCGCAGAAGGTCGGCCACCATCATGTCGTCAGCGATAATCCGCCCGCTCGAGGTCTGCTGATAAACGTGAAACGGCAGGCTAGAGATGGTCTCGGAGATAATGCGGACGGCTTGCCAAAATGGCGCATAGCTGAGCGCTGATGACTCAGATACCTGCACACCGGCAGAGCTTACCGAACCACCATGAAACGCTATGAGCGCGGGATCTCGCAGGCTTGGGCGATTGCCCATGCGCAGCGTGAATATGCTCTTGATGCGATCGATGATCGTCATATGAGAGTCATCCCTCGCGACTCGTAAACCGATGGGGCACCACGCCCAATCGCTCCGCCTGCTTCGCCGACTCGAGATCTTGCGACTGCCATGATGCTGGCCACAAGCGCGTCGATCTTTTCCGAGCTCTTAGCTTTGCTCGGTTTGATATTTCCGGCAGCGTCTGACTCTATCGAACAGTTACCCAGACACCATCGCAATACCGGATTGCCATCGTGTCGTAATTTTCTCGCCATGACTAATGTCTCAAAATCTTTGGCAGCGGGAGACATGCTTGCGTAGCCCTGCCCAAACGACACGATGTTCAGCCCATCGCTCTGCATCTGCTGAGCCAGTTGGCTAGCGTTCCATCTGTCAATTGCGATATCGACGACCCGATACTGTGCGCAGAGCTGCTTGATCCGCGTGTAAACATCCTCGTACTCGATCACATCGCCATCGGTGACGTTGATGTGCCCGCTCGCATGCCATTGGTCGTAGCGCATGCGATTGGTGCGCTCACGTTGTTTGAGCGCGCCTCGAGGTGCCCAGCATGTCGGCTCGATCCAGATAGTGCCATCGTCGAGAGGAAAGGCTAGCACGAACGCTGAAAGATCCATGGTCGAGCTCAGGTCAAGCGCACCATAACACAATCGACCATCGAGATCAGGTCGAGGGCTGCGGCATGCGTCCCATGTCTCAGGTGCGATCCATCGTGTGATTGTGTCGGTCCACTCGCAGAGGTGGAGGCGGCGAAATGCAAGCTCACGAGCAGGGCTCTGCGCTGCGTCAAGCGCTGCTTGCCTCAGATAGTCCTCGCGGACCGATACACCATAGCCAGGGTTTGCCGCTCTCCATGTAGACTCATCACGCCACGATGCCCCGTCTGGCGCTCGGTAGAGCACGGGCAAAAATGATGGGTCTTTCAGCGTGCCATCGAGTACTGCTCGAGCGTGTAGGTGCATCTCGTAACAGAGTGAGTTGCGATCATGCCCTGCGGTCGTGATCGAGATTGTGAGGGGTTGCTGCCTTGCTCCAGTCGATGTGGTGAGCACATCCCAGAGCTCTCGATTAGGTTGCGCGTGAAGCTCATCAAATATGATGCCCGAGCAGTTCATGCCGTGCTTGGTGAATGCATCAGCAGAGATGGCACGATAACGATTGCCATTGCGTGTGACTATCTCCTTGCGCAGCACAGTGCAATGCGATGACAGTATTGGTGAGTGCTGTACCATGCTCGAGGCAATGTCGAACACAATTGATGCCTGCTCACGATCAGCGGCTGCCGACACGATTTCGGCCCCCTTCTCGCCATCAGCCAGTAGCAAATACAGAGCTATGCCTGCGGCTAGTGTGCTTTTGCCGTTTTTACGAGGTATCTCAATGTAGGCAGTGCGGTATTGACGCATACCATCAGGGCGCAATGTGCCAAATAGCGGCGCAATGATGTCACGATATTGCCAATCAGATAAAGCAAGAGGGCGTCCTGCATCGGCGCCCTTGACATGTACTAGAGCTTGATTGAAAAACAGCTTGACCTGCTCAGCCTTTATCCGCCCAGGAGTCTCAGTATCGCATTTTGCGGCTCGCTTGACGCTGCTGCTGCGGCTTGAGTTTCTGCTGGCAGCCTTGTTGCTGACCGTGTCCGCGGCATCAGGTTGAGCGAGATTAGCATCTCCCTGATCCGTGCCTCTGTCCTTGCTAACTCTGCGAACGCGGGGTGTACTGATGGGCCGGTCTCCCTCGCTATCACCGGCGACTCGAGCCCGTCGATGATTGCTCGCCATTGATCCGCCCTCGCTAGGATGCGGCAACATAATAGGACGCCTTGCAAGTCTACTTTTCCGCCAACGCCGACTGCGTTAAGCGCTGCCAATAGCCAGCGATAATAGACTCGCTCTTCCTTATTAAGACTAACTGGAGGCTTTTCTGGCAATGGTCCGCCAGCCTTGAGCCATCCCGCGCGGTTGACAGTTTTTCTGCCTCGCTTTGCCATCAGATTACCCAGTGTGACAAAAATCCCGTGCAAAAACACGTTCAGG